CTCACCATGCTGCTACGATATAGCTTCAGAACACAAACCCCAACCGTCAAATGACGTATTGGGGCGTCACCGCATTGGAATGACATGACAAACCCAGCATGGACGTACAGCCAGCTTGATACGTTCGAGAACTGCCCCCGCAAGTTCTACCACCTCAAGGTCAAGCGTGACATCGTTGACCCGCCTACCGTACACACTGAGTGGGGTACAAGAGTTCACACTGCGTTTGAGGACTTCATCAAGGATGGTGTCATGCTGCCTGAAGGTATGGAGCAGTGGCAGACACTGGCGTTCAAGCTGGCCAAGTTACCCGGTGCAAAGTTGTGTGAACAAGCATACGCACTCGACCGCAACTTCCAGCCCACCGAGTGGAAAGGCGCATGGACTCGCGGCATCGCTGACTTGGTTGTTATCCACGGTGACAAAGCTGTCGTCGCAGACTACAAGACTGGCAAGCGCAAGCCGACTGAGCAGCTCGACCTCTACGCCAACTACGTGTTTGCCCACCACCCAGAGATCAACAAAGTTACCACGGGGTTTATCTGGCTCAAGGAAAAGAAGATTGACTGGACGCCACGCGAACGGGCTGATGTACCGATCATTTGGCAGAACTTTGTACCTCGCGTGAACAAGCTGGAGTCTGCTTACGAAAGAGACAGCTGGCCAGCCAAAACGTCAGGGCTATGTAAGGCTTGGTGTCCAGTATTGAGCTGTGAGTTCAACGGGAGAAAGAATGGCTAGTACACCAGAAGGCAAGGTCAAAAACGCTTGCAAGAAGTTTCTTAAAGAGCGAGGCGCTTGGTTCTTTATGCCCGTGTCCAACGGCATGGGGCAGGTCGGTATCCCTGACATCATCTGCTGCTACAAAGGTTTGTTCGTGGCCATCGAGACCAAGGCTCCGGGCAAGCGCAGTCAGACTACAGCCAACCAAGATCGAGTCATCGAAGCCATACATAACGCTGACGGATTCGCTTGGGTAGTGGACAATCCTGATGATATGAAAACCCTGTTCGATTCAATCGACGTTTACTTCAAACTGGAGAGACCAAATGACCAAGTCAACACCCCGCAAACTTGAATACCAAAAAGCCTACAACGCTCGCCCTGAAGAAGTGGCCAAGCGTGTGAAGAACAACGCCGCACGGCGCGAAGCCATCAAGGATGGCAAAGCCAAGGTCGGTGATGGTAAAGACGTAGCGCACAAGAAGTCACTGGAGAACGGCGGCGGCAATCACAAAGCCAACGTAGCTGTTCAAGATAGATCAACCAACCGTGGATGGAGGAAAGGCAGTGGCAGTTATAACCCAGACAAGTGAAGACCGAGGCAATTGGGTTCGGCCACATCCAATGACTCGCGCCATGCCGACCATGTGGTTTGGTCGAGAAGTTCCGGATGGTGTGACTAACATCACTCTAATGCGTGACTTTTTTGACGACCAGCTGCTTGTTCGCTGGAAAGTAAAAGGTGACGAGCAAGTCCACTCGATGCCTTTCGATCACACAGACGATGGTGTTATGGCCGCTCTGGCTGCAATGAAACTCACATGCTAATTCACAAAGAAAAAAAGGCAGTCGTACTCAAGCTTCGCAACCCGTCAAGAGTAACGACAGTCATACCAACCGCAGTGTTGGTCGAACACAAAGGCGCGACACTGGTAGCAGTGCCACACAGACCTGATGAAACTCGGGTGCTGCGTAACTTGGGCTTCGAGGTTCCTGACCCCATGCCCATGCACTATGACTGGCCCAAGGTCAGTGGTAGGCACAGTCCGTTCTCCGCTCAACTGGAGACGGCATCGTTTCTGTCTATGAACAGCCGAGCGTTCTGCCTCAACGGCATGGGCACTGGCAAGACCAACAGCGCACTGTGGGCGTATGACTACATGCGTCGTACCAAGACAGTCAAGAAGATGCTCGTTGTGTGTCCGCTGTCTACCATGGAGCGTACTTGGGCTGACTCAGTGTTCCAGACGTTCCCGCACCTAGACTGCGTGGTACTGCATGGCTCACGGGACAGACGCAACAAGCTGCTCAAGCAAGACGTGCATGTCTACGTCATCAACATCGACGGGCTGGCTACCATCAAAGATGAACTGGCCAAGCGCCCTGACATTGATTTGATCGTGATCGATGAGCTTGCTCTTGCGCGTAACTCCGGCACTGATCGCTGGAAGATTCTGAACACTATCTGCAACAAGCAGTCCACTCGTCGGGTGTGGGGTATGACCGGGTCGCCAACACCTAACGCTCCTACCGACGCATGGGCTCAGTGCAAGCTGGTAACACCAGACAACGCCTCAGTGCCCAAGTACTTCAGTGCGTTCCGTGATCGTGTTATGCGTCAGATCACACCATTCAAGTGGGCGGCAAGGCAGGACGCTAACGAGGCCGTGTACCAGATGATGCAGCCAGCTATCCGGTTCTCACTGGATGACTGCGTGGACTTGCCAGAGCAGACGTTCATCACCCGCGACGTGGCCCTCACCAAGGAGCAAGAGAAGGCGTACAAGGACATGATGAGCAAGCTGGCGACCGAGTACTCCGGTGGGCAGATTCTCGCGGTTAACGAGGCTGTCAAAGCCAACAAGCTGATTCAGATTGCATGTGGTGTCGCGTACGGGACAGGGGGCGAAGAGGTTGTCATCCCATCCAAGCCGCGCATGGACGTGCTGAAGGAAATCATAGAAGAGTCCGAGGGCAAGGTCATCGTATTTGTACCACTGACAGGTGCGCTGGAAAGCGTGGCGTCAGAACTGCGTAAGGACTTCACGGTAGAAACGGTACATGGCGGCACCAGTAAATCGGAGCGCGACAGAATTTTCAGTGAGTTTCAACGAGGGCTTGACCCAAGGGTGTTGGTGGCTAACGCCTCAACCATGAGCCATGGCCTGACACTGACGGCAGCAACCACCATCGTGTGGTATGCCCCAGTTCACTCGAATGAAACTTACGAACAGGCTTGTGCTCGCGTAAGGCGACCGGGCCAGACAAGAACCACAGTGATCGTTCACATTGCAGGTACGGATGTTGAGCGGCGTGTGTATAAAAGACTGCAGGACAAACAGTCTATGCAGGGTGTGTTACTCGACATGATGAAAGAGCGGATAGAACAATGAAATTATCAGAAGCCGTCACGCTGTATATACAGCTTCGTGACAAGAAAGCGCAGATGAAGTCCGACTTCGACGCTTCGGTTGCCCCCATCACTGAAAAGATGGACAAGCTGGAAGCCAAGCTGCTGGACGTATTCAACAAGACCGGCATGGACTCAGTGAAGACTGAGCATGGTACGGCTTACACCGCTGTGCGTACAACCGCCAGCGTAGCAGATCGTGAAGCCTTCATGGACTTTGTGAAGGCCAACGAAGAGTGGAGCTTGCTTGAGGTGCGTGCATCAAAGACCGCCATCGAACAGTTCCGCGACTCCAACGACAACGAGTTACCACCGGGCGTAAATATTCGCTCAGAGCGCGTTGTCAATATCCGCCGTTCGGCATAAACTCCTCCTCCCATCACAGAGAAAACTATGAACATCATTCCATTTGATTCCGGCAGCAACCTGCCCTCGTTCCTGAAAAAAGTTGACATCGCTGCGCTCAACTCCGACCTGACTGCACACGCTGGCGGTGGCTTCCCAGTCATCTCCATCAAGGGCAAAGTGTTTGCCGTGGTACGCGATGGTGATCGTGAAATTCAGATGAACCCTAAAGACCCAGACAGCGCTGCTACCAGCCTGAACGTGGTGCTGCTCAAAGCCAACAAGGGCACAAGCAAGGTGTTCTACATCAAGGGCTACGACAAGGATTCCAGCGAAGGCCAGAAGCCTGACTGCTACTCCAACGATGGTGTTGAGCCAGCGGGCGATGCTCAGAACAAGCAAGCCAAGAAGTGCTCTACCTGCCCGCACAACCAGTGGGGCTCTCGCGTATCAGAGAAGGGCGCTACCAAGGGTAAGGCTTGCGCTGATGCTGTTCGTATGGCTGTGGCTCCTGCTGGTCAGGTCAACGACGCCATGCTGCTGCGTGTGCCGCCTGCATCTATCAAAGCTCTGGGCGAGTATGGCCAGATGTTGGCCAAGCGCGGTGTTGGCTACAACATGGTTGTCACCAAGGTGGGCTTTGACTTGCAAGCTGAGTCTCCCAAGCTGACATTCTCCGCTGTGGGTTTGTTGGATGATGACGGCTTCGCTGAAGTCCAAGAGGTCGCTGCATCTGATATTGTGGCTAACATCCTCGGTTCTTCTGTGGTTGCTGCCATTGCTGCTGAAGCACCTGTCGAGGAAGAAGCCCCAGCTCCTGCGGCCAAGCCAAAAGCCAAGCCGGTAGTTGAGGAAGCCGAAGAAGAGGAAGCTCCTAAGCCAGTGGCCAAGCCCAAAGCTGCTGCTAAGCCAGCTCCTAAGCCAGCTCCAGTTGACGACGACATGGACCTCGACCTCGACGGTATCAGTTTCGACGACTAAGCAACTTGTGGGGCCGGTGGCGTTGAAGTACACTGGCCCTACTCTTCCAAGCCCGTCAGCGGGCTTTTTCGCTTTCTGGAGTGGCTATGAGTTGCAGAAAAACAACAGTGGGTGAAGTATGAACACCCTTGAGTTCCTCAAAACAATACTGCCGGAGTTCGGCATCCATTACTTGGCCCTGTTCAAAGAGGGCTACAAATTCCCGGCTCACAAGGTCTACACTGACCTTGAGACCATGGCAGAAGCCATTGAGGGTATGGCTGGCAGCAAACAGTTGTCGGTGTACCACGCCTGTGCGTCCTATCAAAAAGCCGTCATCGAGTTGGACGAGCTGGACGTCAAGGGCAACCCCAAGCGCAAGTACCGAATCCCGGAGAACTGGGACAAGGCCAAGGCATTCTGGGTGGACGTTGACTGTGGCCAAGACAAGTTCGACAAGGGGCAGGGCTACCTGACCAAGAAGGACGCCTGTGTTGCCATGGCCAAGTTCGCTAAGGACGTTGGTATCCCGCGCCCTATGCTGGTGGATTCCGGTAACGGCGTACACGCATACTGGCCCCTGACCCATGAGATCGGCCACGAGCTGTGGCGCAAGGTGGCTACGGTTCTCAAGGCTACGCTGGCCCACGAGAAGGTTATTGCTGACCCGACACGTACGGCTGACTTCAGTTCGATACTGCGCCCAGTTGGTTCGACCAACCGCAAGAACGGTGATGCTAAGACAGTCAAGCTGCTTGCTACCTGTCAAGCTGTTGACCCAAAAGAGTTCGCTGTCACGCTGTTTGCCTACGCAAAAGAGAACGGCGTCAAGCCTATCAAAGAGACGCCCAAGAAGCAGTATCAGCCGACTGACCTTAACTCTGACCTGACCGCACACCTCACACAGTACCCCGAAGTTCCCGTAGACGCCAACGTCATGGCCGACAAATGCCAGCAAGCCGGAAAGATGCGTGACACCATGGGTGACGTGGAGTACGAAGTTTGGCGGCGTGTTATCGGGCTGCTGACTTTCTGCGAGGGCGGTCGTGAGATTGCTCAGACTTGGACGTCCAACCGCGAAGAGTCTGGCCACACTAGCCTTGACTGGGATGTCAAGTACGATACTTGGAACGCGGGTCCGACTACCTGCGAGTCGTTGCAGAGTTGCAACCCTGACGGCTGCAATGGCTGCGCGTTCAAAGGCAAAGTCACTACACCGCTTCAGCTTGGTAGGGTAATCCCTGAGCCAGAAGCCACAGTCGAAGAGACTGTTACTGAGGAAGGTGTTGCGGAGCAAGCAGCTGTGCCAGCCCTGCCACGCGGCTATCAGTGGGACTCCGGCTTGTTGAGTCGCCTTATCCCCGACAAGGAAGGCGTGCTGCAGATTTTCCCGTTCTGTGAGAACCTGTTCTATCCAATGACCCGTATCCGTGGTGAAGACGGCACGTTCCGTTACGGCATCCGGCTGCACCTACCAGACAAGCGCATCCGCGACTTCGAGATTTCAGGTGAGTCCGTGGCGTCACCAACGGATTTGCTGAGGGCTATGGCCAGATACGAGCTCACAAAGAGCAACCACAAAAACGCTGGAGAGCACATGGCGGCATACCTGCTGGACCAACTGCAGTCCTTAAAGCGCAGCATCACTGAGACCAACACCATGACGGCCTTTGGCTGGAAGGATGACCACAAGTCGTTCCTTATCGGCGAGACCCTGTATCTGCAAGACGGCACCGAGCGCAAAGTGCTGGTGGGCGGCAACGCCAAGGAACGTGCGGCCACATTTAAGAACAGCCGTGGTAGCTTGGAAGGCTACGCCGAAGCCATGAACTTCATGTACAACCGCCCCGAGGCTGTCCACTGGCAGTACGCCATCTGCGCTGGCTGGGGCTCACTGGTATCTCACCACTGTGAGGACTTGTACAAGGGTCTGATTCTTGCGTTGCAGGGCGGCAAGTCCGGTCGCGGCAAGACGACTGCCTGTCACGCTGCGCTGGCTGCGTTCGGCAATCCAGAGAAGATGACCCTGAACTCCAAGGAAGGCTTCACCACCAACGCTCTGTGGGCTACGCTGGGTGTGTACAACAACATCCCGGTGCTGGCTGACGAGCTGACCAACATGGAAGCTGGCGTGTTTAGCGATGTGGCCTACGGCGTGTCCAATGGCCAAGACAAGGTTCGCCTCACATCCAAGGGTGGCGGTGTGGTGTTCGCCAAGTCATCCGAGTGGCGGCTCAACGTGTATGTTACTGGCAACCGTGACTTCTACGGCCTGCTGGCCGCTAACCAAGCCAACTCACAGGCCGAGGCCGTGCGCCTGATTCAACTGAACGTGGACCGCTACGACTCATTGATGCTGGTTAACCGTGCCGACTACCCCGACACAGAAGAAGGCGAGGACGCATGGCGGTCAGCCTCTGCCATGGTGGCTGCTGAACACATCAAGAAGATGACTGCTAACTCCGGCCATGCTGGAGCTGCCATGGTCAAATACATTCTGGCCAACGAAGCCGAGGTGTATCGCGATATGCAGACCATGTTGGGCAAATTCACCGAGGTTCTGTCCAACCCCAAGTTCCGTTTCTACCGTGCCCACAGCGCCTGCACCATAGTGATTGCCAAGATTGCCAAGAAGTTGGGCATCGTGGAGTTCGACATCAAGGAGTTGTACAAGTTTACCGTGAGCCTGCTGCGTGAGCTGGCCGAGTCTGTCAACGAGAACAACACCGTGTCGTCTGAGGATGGGTTCCAGCGTATGGTCAGCATGCTGAGCCAGCGCATCATCGTTACCACCGAGTGCCGTGATAGCCGCGACGGTCGTGGCCCTGAGACCCCACGCAACAGAGTCAATGGGCCCATAGCCGGTCGTTATATTCTCGGCACGGCCAACAGCAAAGAGCTGGCTGGTCGCCTGATCTTGTCTCAGAAAGAAGTGCGCGACTGGTGCATGGCCAACCGCATGGACTACCACTCGATGGTAGCTAGTCTCAAGGACGATGGTGCGCTAGTATCTCAAGGTGAGAAGTTTGTCATCACACGCGGCACAGACTGCACATCACAGCAGACACGCTGCATTGTGGTTGATACACGACGCCTTAACGCTGAATCGACAGGCCCAGTATTGTCCTTGGTCAGCAACCAGTTTGACGGTGACGCTGCCAACGAGGTATGATCTCCCCGCTGATTGTCATGTCAGCTCCTTTGTGTTGAGGAACTTTAACCCCCGAGCCGAAAGGTCCGGGGGTTTTTTTACGTTACTTCTTAGCTTTGGCGAGGCAGGTGCCAGCCTTAGCGCACTTAGCTGGGCTAGGGCAGCCCTTGCAAGGTTTGAAAGGTGCAGCTTTTTTGCCTGCGGACTTTGCTGGGGCTTTGGCCATCATCATTTTTCCGTACATCATGGTGATTCTCCTTATTTCATTTTCGAGGTTGACTTCTTGCCTTCGTACTTCTTCTCCATGGCGGCGTAGGCTTTTGCACCGCCAGCCATCTTCTTCTCTTTGGCTTCCATCATCTTGGACTCGCCTTTGCCAAAGGGGTTACCCTTGGCTTTGTTTGTTGCGGTGCGTTGACCGCGCATTGGCATTGCTTTCATGAGATTCTCCAGTTGAAATTAACGGTACTTCGCGGTTTTCGCAGCGATCTTTTTGGGTTGCGCTACAAACTGTTTCCCCGCAGCTTTGCCAGCGCGTTTCGCACGCGTTGTCGCAGCATATTCAGCAGGGCTAAGACTTTTAATTGCAGACTCAGGTAGATACCTTTCGCCCGTGTCAGATGATCGTTTTCCACTTTTGGTCTTCCAGTTTTGGTTGGTCCACTCTTTGAGGGACTTCTGAGGGGCTTTCATCTTTTGTCCAGCTTGGTTTCAATGACTGCAATCTTCTGGCGGTTGTACTGAATGTCGTCTCGGTTCTTCTGAATCTCAAGCGACAAATCTTGGCGCAGCCTTTCACGGGCCAGTTCAGCCCCCGTGTTGGTTGCCTGCTTGTTGTCGCTGGTCACGACCAAACTGATCTTGCTGTTGAGAATCGTCACCTCGTGGCTTAAATTGGACAGCGCCGACATGAGGTACACAACACAGGTAAACAGAAGCGGCAATACCGCAAACGTGAGTTTTTCAATCAACGCGCCCTTTGCGCTTTCTTTAAATTCTTCCGCCATATGTCAGTCCTTATAGCCGCCACCAGCAGCTTTGTATTTCTTGGCCACAAGCTGAGCTTTGCGAGCTGACCATTGGCCAGCACCGGTGCCTTGCGCAGCTGCGGCTTTTACCTGCGACACGATCCGCTTGCGCAGCTCAGGCTTGGTGTAGTTGCCAGCAGCGTTGACTGTGGATTTAGACTTGGTCGCCATGTCAGCACTTCCATGCACGCAACGATTTGTTGATGCGGCTGTTAGGGTCGTTAGCTGTCTTCTCGCTGGTCAGCTTCTTTTTCATGCCTTCCATACGGGCACAGAACGAGTCGCGCCGTGGGCCGCCCTCTGGCTGCGGAGCCTTGAGCCCCGGCTTGCCGGGGTTCGCCTTGTTGTAGGAGGCACGCCCCTTGGCGTTAAGCCCGCCCTTTTCAGCTTTACCTTCTTTGCGTGTCCACGCAGGTGTCTTGGCCATGGTTACTCCTTAATTTTCAGCTACGGATTCTGCCAGTTTACGCTGGCCTTCACGGTACTGTACACCACCCACGGTACGCTGCTCACGAGCCCTCTGTTCCTGCGGCGCTTTCAGCAGGTTGGATACTGGCTGCGGTGTCAAGCCGTTACGTTGGCGAGTTTGCTGCAACTTTGTCCATGCTGCACGAGCTTCGGCCATAGCCTCGGTATCCCGCTCCCGAACAGCTTTGGTGTAGTCGTTCTTAATTTTAGTGGTGCGGTCTTGGAAGTTCTCAGTGATGTCACGCATGCGGTTCTGGCGCTCGTAGGTCACAGCTTGTTTTACAGCAGGCACACCCAATCCAGTCATCACTGTGTCGATTGCACTAATTTCGCTGTCAGGCAAGACCACATCACCGTTGCGGCGAGTCATACCTTCGGCAGCTTGACGGCCAGCCTTGAGTGCGTCAGACACACCCTTTGGCATGACACGCTCAACACCCTTGTAGTAGTCACCGTTGGCAATCAAGCCTAAGCCGTCAACCACACGAGATGCCATACCCAGAGCAGCACCGCCCATCAATGTACCAAATGCTTCTGCACGGCCTGCGTTGGTGCTCAAGTCAGCGTCACTAAATGGCATGATGGACAGCATGTTGCCAGCACCGATCTTGCCAGACAAGTCCATGCCAGCTAAGGTAGGAGCGCCGCGCATAATCATGTCAGCCCACTCAGGGCCAATCGCCTTGCGCATCTCAGCGGTCAGGTCGTATGGCTCGTCTTCGTCACCGAAGAAGCCCAAGATTGCGGCAATGGCAGCGTAGCCGGGCAAGCCCATCATGCCAGCAAACACGGCAGTGTGGCCAAGTGAGTACGCCAGAGTCTTCATGGCAGCAGCACGTTCGTCTGGCTTGGTAAACGCATCACGAATCAACTTGGCGTAAAACGCAATCTGAATCAACTGGAACTTGCGGAACTGCAAAGCCACTTTACCCCACTGGCTGTTGAATGCACGAGGAGCGTTGAACGCTGTGTAGTCACCATGAGTTTCAGTAAGGATGTCAGCGGCGTACTGGGTTGCCTTGGCAGCGTCCTTGGTCTTGGCGTACTCCAAGCGGTATGCAGCAATGGCTGTAGACAAGCGGTTGGTAGCTTCCACCTTCTGGACAGCCAGACGCATACCCTTGTTCAGGCGTTGCGCAAACTGACTGAGTTTTCCATCAGCATCGACCTTGTACTCGTTGATCTCAGTGGCTAGACCAATGTCAATCTTGCCTTGGTTGACCAAGTCGTTGATGGCTGCACGCACATCAGCAGGCACTTTGGAGAAGTCAAACTGTTGGTCAAACAGCTTCACGTCCTTGAACAGTGGACCCAGCTCTGTGTACGCCTTGGCCAGCTCAGCAGCAGCCTTGGTGTAATCGTGACGACCCGCCATGGCAGGCAAGGACATCATGAATGGCTGAGTCAAGTTCTGCAGGTAGTAACCGGGGCTGGAAGCCAAGAAGAACTTGGACGCCATGTTAGTCAAGCCGTTGATGAACGGGTTGTTCTTAGGCTCAAGCGAGTCAGCGTAGCGTTGGGTCAGCTCGTCAAAGATTTCTGATTTGCGTTCGCGGTCGCCAGTGCGAGACTGATTACGCATCTGCTGCAGGGCATCCTGAATCTTAGGCTCGTACTCAACGCTGGCCAAGAAGTTAGCATCGGCACGGCCTTGCTGTGTGAACGACTGGAGCATGTCCACTTCACCGGCCACACCACGACGACGCATCTCAGACTTGCGGGCACTACCCTCAGCCAAGGCCTCCAAGTACAACTGGTTGATGATGTTGAGCAACTTGCCAGCAGTCGGGTCTTTCTTGCCGTTGGCGTCCTGCGCACGGCGATCAACAGCTGCACGCATCTTTGTCAGGGCTGGCAGCATGGCTTCACCACTGAAGGCTTCGTCAAATGACTCAGAGCGCTTAACAATCTGCGGGCTATCGAACACACCCTGCTCGGTCAGTTGATCGCTGAGGGTACGAGCCTGCCACTTAGTATCGACAAACGACACATGGTAGTGGTCTGGGTCTGACTCCAGCTTCTTAATGGTCGCTGTGTCTTTTTTAGCTTTAGCAGCTTTGTACGCAGCGGACTCGCCGATCACCACATAAGCACCAGTGCGTTTGATGGGGGCGTATGGGATACCTTCGCGCAAACGGAACAGCGTCTGGAAACGCTTGAGCGTAGCGGCTTTCTCAGCCTTGAGCTTGGCTTCCGTCTGTGTGTCGCCCGCGTCCTGAGCTGCCTTAATCATGGCGTCGTACTCAGAGTTGGCTGCTTCCAAAACAATCTTCTTCTTGTTTGACAGCGTGGCATCACCATGGGCAAACACATCCTTGACGAACTGCTGAGCCTTGGGGCCCAAGGCATCAAACTTAGCCTTCATCGCTGGGTCAGCTTTGAACTTGGCTGTGTCATAGCCCCACTTACCAGTGCGAGTGGACTCAAACAGAAACTCATTGACAGAGCCGGGGCCAGAACCTTTGTTGGCATCTTCGATCAGCGCGTAGCGGTCGGCAATCTTTTCGATCTTGCGTTCCTCTTCGCTCACCTTGGCGTTGCGTGCAGCAAGGCGGTCAGCAAATGTTTTGGCAGCGCCCAAACCCAAAGCCTGAGCACGTTTGACCAGATCGTTCGTAAAGATGGCGTAGTCAAGGTACTTGCCGCCCAAGTCACCAATGGCAGCAGTCAGGTTCTTCACCGGCTGCTGAGACATCTTCGGTAGCTTGGCGATGTTGCGGTCGATCAGGCCTTGTGATGACATGTTCTTGCCAAACTTCATGCGCTGACGATCAGCAGCAACCTCAGAGCCAACTCGGAAAATGTTCTTATCATCAAAGATAACCAAGTTGCGAGTTTTGGCAGGTTTGCCTATGGAGATGTTTGCTTCGTTAGCTTCAAGCCATGCCAGCTTTTCGCCCCATGGTGTCTCAGCACCTCTTTGCTTGGCGTCCTTGAGCGCAGCTTCTGAATCGAACTTGACCCCATATCTTGCAGCCGAGTCTTTGTCAACGGTAAACATCCGATCTACAAACTCATCTACGCGCTGTTGCAGCTCGCTCTTCACCTGTGGCAGTCCGTCATACGCAATGTCGCGCAGCAGACTGAATTTCATGCTTTCGGTACCGCCTTTGGCTTGTCTTGCCAACTCTGCAAGTTTATCCCAGTTGTAGCTTGTACCGTCGTAACTAACTATACGCTTACCGCCACGACTCTTTGCATCCAAAAACTGAATGCCTTTGATACCCATGGAGTCAAGGAACAAAGAAGCAACCTTCTTACCCGGCTGACCGACGTAGTCGTCAATACCCCAGAACTCAGACACGGCCCCTTCATTCTTTTCCAGAAAACGCAGGCCGCGATACAGGTCTTCACCCGTCAGCTCGCCAATGTCCTCCACGTTTTGTTGGTACTGATCGGCCAGAGCTTCTTGCAGGCCTTGCGGCATGAGCATGCCCAGCTTTTCCAAGATGGCAGGCTGCTCACTCAGGGGTCGATCCCAGTCCAAAGTCTCTTCTGGTGTGACGGCTGTGTCAACGCGCATCAAAGTGCCTTCGGGGCTACGACCCGGTGCTACCTTAAACCTAGAATAGTTTTTATCCAGCCATTCAGACGCTTGTTTGTACTGTCTTCCAGTCAGCGGTCCAGACGCATCTTTTGTAATTGACCTAAGAGTATCACGCAGCGCATCATTGTTACCATTATCTAACTGCGCCTCAAGGCGCGGGAGAATAAGACTGAGCGCCCGCTCTTCTTCGTTTAGATCAAGATCAAACTGCTCTTTAACTCCGACCTCGCTAACGATGTCTTTAAGCGGACGACCGTTGTACGTAGCCGTTGGGTTGGCAGTCTTCCTATCAACATCAGCAGACCAGTAACCCTTGGCAATACCAGTGCGTTGGGCTAAGTATGTACCCCAACCATAAGCCTGTGCGCCTTCGCCAGTGCCCATGAACTCGTTACTGAATTTGCGGAAATCAGCAGCAGTGCCGTGCCATGTACCGTTAATCTCCAGACGAGCAGCACCAAAGGCCAAATTGACCACGTCTTGCGCGTTCATGGACTCAGGCTTCATGCCCAGTCTACGCACAGCAGTCTTGAACGCCGCCCACAATGTACGGAACCAAGATGTAAGCGCTGCAGAATTCTTTGAGCCTGCAGTTGGGTCAATGCCAGCTTCCATGGCTTCTTCAATGAAGTAAGCCAGCATTTCGGAACGGCGGTCTTCTTGTTTTGTACCTGCGCTTTGCACGCGCTCAACAGCGTTCAGCGCCAACTCGGACTCGATGGAACCGTCGTCTTTTCTGGCCCAAGTAAGGATTTGCTGAGTCAGCTTGTCGTATTGAGCTTTAGGCAGCAGCTTCTCCAAACCCAAGTGTGCTCCGACTTCGTGCATGAACTTAGCACGGCCAGCGCCCTTTTGGATGCGGTTAGCAATCAGGTACGCACGGCCATTTACGGCCACGCCATAAGCACCTTCAAGGGCAATACTCGCACCAACAGCGCGGACCATCTTGTCAGGTGAACGCAGCAGGTCTTCAATGGAGTCAACCACTAGCAACTTACGACCGGGGATATCCGCACGGATAAAGTCCTTGAGCTCGGCCAGCAGTTCTTTGGCAGTGTAGGGGTTCTTGGCTATTGCGGGCTTGATGTCGCCCTCCTTGCCAAACTTCATGCCGCCCTTGGCCAACTTGGTCAACTCAAGCTCAACGTCTTCTTTACCCCAGTTATCAGAGCCGAACTCAATGAAGTTTTGCTGCTGGACCTTGGTCAGGTCAGCGAACTTGGGGGCTGTAGGATACTCAGCGGCGACTACATCCCACGCTTGGGCTGCTTGCTCGGCTTCGGTGAGGATTTTGGCTGGGACCGCTGGGGCTGCGGCTTTACCTTCTGTGGCAGGCTTTTTGGCACGCCGTACTTGCTTGCCCACTCCTTGGCCAGCTTCGGCTTCTGGCTGAACAGATACCCCTGCTGGGCTTTCGACTTGAACGGCATCTTCTGCTCCTAGTTCCTTGGGTTGTTCAGCCTTGGCAGCGGTTTCATCCGCAGTTTCTTTTTCAGACTTGCGGCCAGCAAGGGCTCGGACTTCTGCCTTAGCTTGCTTTTCAACAGCCTTGACCTTTTCAATCTGCGCTGTCAGCGTAGCATTCAGTTCTGCCAAGACGGCTTCATCTGTTTCTACGGCTAACGCTTCCAGAGTGGCATCAATTTCTTTTTGGAGATCGGTGAAGCCTTCAACAGCAGCCGTACTAGCGCCAGCTGTCTTGACGATGTTACCCAAACCGGCTTCAATAGCTTCGTTCTCGTCCATGCGGTCTTGACTCTGGGTAAAGACTTCGCTGGCTATCTGACCCTCTGTGCTATCTGGCGCAACTGTGTTGAACGCATCAGCAATCTGAGCGTCGGTAAGGCCAAACTCTGTTTTAGCTCTTGCAATGCGCTCTGGCCAAGTTTTCTGACCAGTAGCACCAGCAATCTTCTGAATGGCCTGACGGCTAAGATCGTACTTGGTAGCAGCTTCCTGCTCAGACATGCCCATGCCAATCACGTCAAAAATAATGTCGCCGTTACGCGTACCAAAGATTTTTTGTAGGATGGCTTGACGTTCGTCTACGACTGGTACTTCGGCAGCAGGTGCTTGCGATCCTTGCGTTTCTTCTCGCTTGGCTTTAGCTGCATTTGCGGCTTCCAATACAGTCATTGGGCGAGGGGCGCGACGGAACTGACCCGGTGCAAGGGGCTGGCTTACTGCTGGGGCGGCAGCTGGAACGGCGGTTGTGGTTTGTCCTTGCGGCGCTGCTTCGATGGTTTGAGAGGCTTGAGGGCCACTTGGTGCTCCAGTAGTTACAGTGGTAGGTTGTTGCCCGGCGGGGCTTGGAAGAATGCCAGTTTGTTGAAGTGCTCCTCCAGCGACTGGGGTACCTCCGACCACTGCTCCCGCGACAGGAGCAGCTGGTCCTGCATTTCCCACGCTTCCTTGAACGACAGGGCTCCCGACTCCCAAGCCTCCTGCAGGCTGCTGTACAGTAGAAACTCCTGTGCCACGGGTACTCCTTGCTCGGATGATTTCACCAACTGCCTTACGGGCCTCGCCAACTTTGCTGGCGGCCAAAGCGTTCATGACTGGCTCAGCTTCTGGTGAAGCAGGGTCGATGCCCTCGGCCACCAAGTAGTCGTAGATGCCGCGAGAATTCTTTGTAGGTTTGACACCAAGTTTATTCAGCGCAGTATCTGTTTCGCTGAAGATAGATGGCACAGTTGGCTTGGTTTCACCAGCAGGTGTAGTCGTGGCGGTTGTACCTGCTGGCGCAGTCAGGTCTGTTTCAGCAGTAGTAGCAGGAGCAGCAGGAAGTTTAATGCCAGTGCGAGCCAGCATCTCTTGTTCGCTGCCCAAAGCAACAGTGCCGTCGGGGAAAATAATCGGCGTGCCAGCAAGCGGGTTGTACTGCAAACCAAGAATAGGTTTCTGCTCGGTGCTTGTATCTGGTTGAGTAAGGTCGCGCTCTTGCATGGGCGCACGGTAGCCTTCGCTGCGACCAAAACCTGTAACACCGCCAAACGTACCACCAAGCAAAGCACCACCAATGGCAGACTCTTTGTAGCGGTCAAGTGCAGCGTCGGACAGAAAAGCCTCATTTGGATCAACTGCCATGCGACCAAGCTGGCTGGTCATCTCTTGCAGAGTTTCGGTGCCGCCCTCTACCAAACCAGTGCGAACGCCGGAAACTCCGGCACGGGCTAAGCCTCCACGTACACCTTGCAAGTTATCCAGTGCGCTGATACCAGATCGCATCAATTGCTGGCGAGCCAGAGCACCTTCAATACCAAGCGCGTTAAGCGCAGCAAATGGCACGCCCAAGGCTGCGGCAGTAGCAAGGTCTGTTTCACTAGCTTGCTCACGCTGGTCCTGCAAAATACCACCAACAGCGGAAGGGTACGCGGCAGCTACGCCACCAGCAGTCTGACCGGCACGAAGAGTACGAGCAGCTTGAGCAGCAGCACCAACATCACCAGCAGCGCGAGCGGTGCCCAGAGCAGCGCGAGTACCAGACATCAACCCACGAGCAACCAAACCGCCGCCAAGGGCTTCGGCCATGTAAGGGGCAGAGCCAATAGCCAAACCACCAACGTAGCTTGGCAGGTCCGAAATACCTTGTACGTCTTCAAAGCTTTCAATTGCGCCTTGTGCGCTGGCACGACCAGATGCTACGTTAGCTTCAAACTCATTGGACTCCCGGCCACGGCGAAAAAAGTCAGCTCCGGTAACAGCTTCACCCAGCCCATACAGACCGGCTTGATAGCGGTCAATGGCAGCACCAGCGCGAAGTCCAGCAACGCCGGATTCTGTTGGCTTGTAGCCATACTCAGAAGCAATACGACTTGGAGAAACCCCCGCCGCATTTGACGCTAATTGCAGAAGCTGCTCGTCGCTTTTGTCGTTGGCAAACGCCCCGAGGGCTGATCGCAGGTCTGCAATAGACGGCATGAGGACACCTTTGTTTTAGCTGGAATTACAAGTTACTGTAAGCCGAACCTCTGCGCTCGAATTTTTTCGTCTGCCGTCAGTGGTTGTCTGTTGGCTATTTTAGACTGTAAATATGTTTTGTAGCGAGCTTGTCCAGCATCAAGGCCTTGGCCAACAGCCTCAACCAAATTGGGCGCACCAACTGGGGTTGCGCGAGGAAGGTTTGTAACTGGGTTTACTGCTGTATTAGGTCTGTTTGGGTCAATACCAACAGCAGCCGGTGTTCTTTCAGGTTTTGGTGCTGGCGCTGCAGCAGGTGGTTGTCCAGCCAAAATCTTTGCTGCCAATCCTTTTGGATCAAGGTCAGCCGCAGGACCACCATTGCCCAAGTACTGATTAAAAATCTGATCCGTAACAGCTTGCCGCGCTGTTTGGAACGTGTGCTGTGGGCCCTTTTTGTTTGTTGTGTCCACTGGGGTACCGACAAGCAGCTCAGCAGCTTTTGTAATTTTTTCAGGGTCTAACGCAGATGCAGGAACAACATTTCGTCCCAACGGTACTTGCACGCTTTCCAACTCGCCGCTGCGTTTATTAAAACGCAATGCGCTCATGACTTGAACGGGATTGCCCTTTTCGTCACGTGAATAACCCACTTGTACGCCAGACAGTTGGTTGGCAGCAGACCCTCCCTCTTGTGCAGCCTTCTTTGCCAATGCGTTGTAGTAGGCAATCTGCGCAGTTTTTGTCTGCTCGTCTTGGCGGAACTTGGCCAACTCAAAAGCGCCACCCTCTTTAATTCGAGAGTCGACCAAAACAGCAAACTCATCAGCATTCTTTGCTTGTAGGAACGGAACCCGAGTGCCGTCGTTGTTGACCTGCGTCACTTTGAAGCCGTCGATTTCCAGCTTGAAACTGTCATTCAAGTCATCAATGGCTTTGAGCGCTGCAGCTGGGCCTTTGAGGCGAGCCTGCTTGAGAGTCTGGTCAAACTTAGCACCTTGAGTCAAAATGGTATTGCGCTCGTTGGTACTGTAGTTTGCTTGCAGAGCGGCTGCAGCTTCAGGGCCTTTGTACTGTGAAACAGCAGCTAAAACAGCAGCATCTTTTTCTGCAGGCGTTTCGTACTTCGTGCTATTGATCTTATCAAAAGCCGTATTAAAACCAATTTCTTTTTCTTCGGCTCGGCCAAGTCCGCGCAGTTGAGATTCACCAACTTCAACTTGAGTTTTTAGCGCACGTTGGCGCAGCGGACGCTCTTCAGCCTCACGCTCCATACGAATAGCATCTGCCTGCAACTGCGCTGCACGAACGGGATCGCCATAAGCGCCCATGACACGAGCAGCCTCACGCATCTGCAAACCTTGCAGTTGCTCAGGAGAAAACTGCCCTGCAGTAGTACGCCCGCCGTAACGCTGGACTTGCCCCGGTGCAATCTCAGTTGGGGCTGCAGGCATTTCGCCTTGGCCTAGGTCAAGACCTTGCCTTGGTGTGTAACGCAAAGTTGGCGCAGTGCCTTCAGCTCCGGGTACAGCTTGGACGTCGTATGCACCAGTTTCCTGCAGGCGTTGAATTTCACGTGTCTGCTCAGGGGTGTAGTCGGTGTACGTCTCTGGCTTGGCGTACGCCTGAGCAAGCTCATCACGCATGTTGCGCTCACGAATAGCTTGACCGAACTGAAGGCCGGTACCAAAACCACCGGCGAGGCCTTTGAAGAAATCTGCCATGACTTACACCTTCACCATTTGCATACCGAGACGTTCGTAGAACACAGCCTTGTAGCCGTCTGCGCGTGTAGTAACCGCTTCGGGGAAATTAACTTCCACCTCATGGGCCATGACACCACGGAAACGCTCACCCGGGTTAGTCTTGTACTCAAACTCGTAGATGGCTAAGCCTGTACGCTCATCAGTGCCAACGCGCTCGATGTTCATTTTGAGGCGAATGTCAGAGCCAGCAGCCTTACCTGCCGCGCTTCCAAACCCGCCAGCGTAAGCCCCGAGCCCCATGCCTACAATGGAAGCAAACGGATCAGCTTGGCTTTGCGCGGTGTTGTACACGCTTGTCTGCGAGTTGAGGATGTTGCCTGCACCAGTCAAACCCATCTGAGCTCCGCCCATCTGATAGCCTGCACCTTGGCCAAATGCTTGGCTATACTGGTTGCCAGCGGACATAGCAGAGTTTAACCCGGCAGAGCCTGCACCTGTGGCACCAGAATAAGCAGCAGTCGAAGCACCAGCCAGACCTCGGCCAAGACCAACAACGTCCAGCTTGCGTGCAAAGCCAAGCTGCTCAGCCTGATTGCGGGCCCCTGTGGCGGCACCTGCACGGGCGGAAGCCAGTGCCAGAGCGTTCTGACCTTGCATGGCCATGGCATTACCGGAGCCGGGGCCTACGCCTCGACGGGCCAGATTCCTAGCTGTCACGCCTTCAGCGGTGCCAAAAGCGCGGGCGGTGTCTGCTGCAGCCTGCGAAGCCAGCAGCTCACGGTAAGCCTCTGTGTCGAACTCCTGAGCTTGACGCACTAGCCCTTGCTCCACGGGTCGGAACGTACCTGTCTGGTAGTCGTAGTACTCCTGCGCCTGACGCATCTGCTGGTCTTGCGCAGCCATCTGGGAGGCAGCGACGCGCTCAGCCAGAGGCTTCATTTCTTCGTACTGCCTTTGCGCAAAGTCAATTTGACGTGTACCTAGGCGTTCGGCAACATCTACGCCGCGCTCAGTGGCAGCGGCCATTGCGCTGTAGTCTGGTGGTGGAGGACTAGATTTACCGCCCATGATTTACTCCTTGCGCAGCCAACGACAGGTGTCGGGCCACATTACCAAAACGTGCATGTCGGCACCCGGTGCGCCGTCTTTCATCACGAACTCTTCCTCGAAACCGAGGTGCTTGTCGAACGCTATGATGTGCGGCTCGTTGGATGGAACCATCCCGGTAAGCCGCTTCAGCCCTGCGTAGTTGAAGGCGTAGTCGCACACCGCACGGAACAGCGGAATGATCTTCTTGGTCTGCTTGGCGATAGCTATGTGGCACGTCGCGTTGGCTCCGTTGAAGTTGTTGATGACTACACCTGCAATCACTTCGCCCCCTTCGACCACACCCAGTGCGTAGAAACTACCCCAGTCAGCCCCTTGGCCGACTTGTTGGGCAACCCATGCACCGATACGATCTGCTTGGTCATAGACGAGTTCTGCCATGGTGCGTATTATGGCCGATCTACTGCAATCTTTCCACTACGGCGTTTAGCTGGGCAATCACTTCAGCCAGCGTGGCGGTAGCGGGCAACGGCTGCAGGCGGTCTACGTTCTTGGCTTGAGCCGTGATGGCGTCCAAGTTCTGTTTGATAGACGACAGCGCCCGATCCAAGTCGGGCTTACCGGTCATAACGGCTGGGATAGCGGCTTTGGTCATGCTGAAGTCGTCGACAACTCTGCCACAGACTCGGCCACTGTGACGCTGTACACCTTAACTGAGGAGCTCAAGCCTACGGCGTAGACTTCGCTGCTGAACCCAGCGGGCAGGCGGAAGAACTTGGCCGAAGTGACGTTCTTGGTATACACAGGAACCTCGTTGTCATACAGCGTGAACTGCACCCGTCTGGCGGTGTCTAGCTCGACAGGGACAATAAAGCTGCCATTGATCTCTGTACTCAGCAGCTCCATGCCATTCAGATGCCCAGCAACAGCGTCTGCACCAGCTGCTATAAGCGCCTCATTGGCAGTGATCTGGCTTGTGTCGACAGGGACAATAGCGTTAAAGTCCGCATGAATTTGCACGGCGGCAAACTTCACGGGAGAAGGGAACTGCATGTCCACGCTCTGCCAGTCGCTTTCATAGTACCGACCCGCATCAACATCCCACTCGTACAGAATCTCACCCTTGGCAACATACAGTTTACCGTCAAGCTCGTTGCGGTACATGGCATCTGCCGTCTCGTCAACCTCGACAACACTATCGGGATTGCCGACATCTAGCACCACAATACGGCTGTTGTTTTGGCCTTCGTAGTAGGCATAGTACTGCCCGTCATGAAAGACGGCGTCAAATGTAGAAGGATTCAGCTGCGACCACTCTTCTTCACGGTACAACTTTCTCGTAATGCACTGTACCTGCTGGGTAGAAACAAGCCACAGGCCGTCAAAGCTAGGGTACAACGCACCGCCGCCAATGTCCACAACGCCGCGCTTGGCCACGCAAGGGGCGTAGGTTTCCAAGGTACTACCACTCATCGCTTCAGGGTCGGAGCCCGTGTACAAGATCGGAAAAGTCTCTGTCAAAACGATGACCGAGTTACTGGCTGCAATAGCCGACACGCCAACACCAGCAAACGCATAACGGTTGCGGATAGGCCACGAGTATGGCATGTACGGATCGCTGAAGCACAATTCATTGCCCGCAATGCCAGCAAGACAGCCGTTGGGGAGGCTGATAATACTGATCAAGTTCTTGGGTGGTGGAGATGAATCTGCGGTAGGCAACTCTTCACCGAGGCTGTCAGCAGCAACAGTGTCAGCGTAGGACGTAGTAGCGACAGCCACTTCGGCGACAAACAAAAACACGCCGCCGGTTCCAACAGTGCGGTAGATGCGCTTGACCATACCAGAAGTGTTGAACGGAGCGTTTCTTGTCCATGTGCCGCCAGATGTGTAAGTTTGCGCGGTGGTCAACGACACAGTAATCTGGTTTGTTGCGGTATCTACGGATTGCACACGGAACGAACCATTGAGCGAAGTCATCCCACCCACGCTCGCGAATGTAACTGTGTCGTACTGGGCGATACCAAACACTGTACCCAGTGTCACGCGTACCACATCGCTGCTGATGGATGTTGCTGCAGTAACAGAGCCGCTGTTTGGCGGCGCGGTCTGCATACCAGTGATGTTCCACGTGGCATTTAAATGTGTTGTGTACAACGCAGATGGCGGAGATGGCGGAGATTCTTCTCCAAACGCAGTGACATACGTATAAACGTAAATCCGCGACTCAGTACTACCGCTTCCACCAGTATGCCCAACGGTAGGAGCCGTTGTTGGTGCTGTGATTCCAAGTGCATACCATGCAGTTGGGTAGGGCACCGTGTTGATCGCCAAGTCATACGAAGACATGCGCGGCTCATACGACTCGCTGGAGAAGTAGAACCGACCGAATGGGTCGTTCGCGTTGGGAGACGGCACGACGTTGACGTCTTCCGCCCATGTAAGCCAGTTGTCAACAAACACACCGCTGCGAAAAGCGCGATAGCGGTAAATGGTCTCAACCAGCCGATTGGCGTCGTACACCTGCTCCAACCCTGCAAGCGGGTCCAGACTACCAGCTGTGATCTTGCAGTTAACTGCTCGTGCAGCGTTGTTTGGCTGCAACAGTCGCTCGCTCACACGGGGAATTTGACCACGGAACGCTTTGATGTTTACTGCTGTCATGGTGGTTCCTTACGCAGTGCGCTTCCACATCGCCACGGTGATGTACGGCTGGAGGTTGGCGTTAGTGCCGCTGGAGCCTGTTGAGTTAACTGTGACACCTGTGGTGCTTCCCGAGGACGCGTTTTTGCTCAGGTTCTTCTCGTCTGGCCCAGTAACCCGTGAACTATCAACCGTACCATCGCCAGCAAACGGGTCCGTAACGTAGTTGACACCGGGGCCGGGTGTGTGGGTGTGGCCCGGGTCGGTAACCCCGTGCGTATGACTTACAACAATCGCATCTTTGCTACCTCCTGTCTCTTCCAAAGAATCAAACAGTGAGTCGCTGCCATTCAAGCCGACCATCACTCGACCTGCACCGAAAGCTGTCCAAGTACCGAAACCCAGCAGGGTTGCTGGGCTGGTGTTACTGCCAGCGTTGATGTAGATGGAACCTACTGGGTATACAGCCCGTAGAGCGGCCTGCACAAAAGATGTACTTGCGGCCTTGTCGCTGGAGTCGCCAAATGTAGGCGTAGGAACCTCTGGGCTGCTGTTGAACGTGACGCTATCACTAAATTCAGTAACATCGCTAAACGTAGTTAGCCCGGAAAATGTCTGTGTACCTGTGAACTCGTTGGTCCCGGAAAACGAGTTGTCCCCGGTGAAGACGCTGTTTTGGTTAGGCAAGTCGAGCGCAGTCTGCACATCTTCAGCGGTGATGCGCAGGCCTGCAACAGTACCTGAAACAAACGCCAATGGCGTAGTGCCATCGTACCCACGAATTACGTTGGCCAGAATACCTGAGCCCGCTGTGCGGGTGCGCACAGCCACAATTTCTACGTTACCACTGGAGTCCTGCAGCGTGACCTTGAACCAGTTATTTGCAGATGGAAGTGAGCCTGTGCCTACGTTGGCTACAGGAAATAAATCAGCTTTTGTAGACTCAATAACAATGGTGGTAGCCGAGTTCGTAATACCGGCGGTCAGCAGTGCGCGGGAGTTGTTTGTAAACTGTTGTGCCATATTTGTTCCTTACGCAGTGCGCTTCCACATAAACACGGTGATGTACGGTTGAATGTTGGCGTTGGTTGCGCTAGAGCCGCTGGAAGCAGTGGTAAAACCGTGCTGGTGATTGTTGGATATGCCACCAGAAGTTACCGAGAATGAATGGCTGTGTGCGCCAGCAACATCGGTGGGAGACGCATTACCCCCTACGTTGTTGGGGCCGTCGTTACCTGAAATATAGTCACCTGCCGTGGCGCTATCAATGTTGTGCGGAATAGTGTGTTGGTGACTACCTTGGGTATCTGTACTCCCGCTAACACCGTGGGTGTGATTCTGATTCTCACTACCCGTTGTACCCGTGTGTGTATGTGAAACCAGTGTTGCATCGTAGCTACCGCCAGTCTCTTCGGCAGAGTTAAACAGCGAGTTGCCCGAGTCAAAACCAACTGGAACGCGACCTGCACCGAAAGCTGTCCAAGTGCCGACCCCGAACAAAGTGCCCGGGTTCGTGTTATTCGTGGCGTTGATGTACACCGAGCCAACGGGGTACAAGAGGTTTATGAGACCTGCGCCGCTAAGTGCGCCCGAGAATGTGTTGCTGCCGCTGAATGTGTTGCTACCGCTGAATGTGTTGTTACCGCTGAATGTATTGTTCTGGCTTGGCATATCAAGCGCTGTCTGAACGTCATTTGCTGTAATACGCAACCCAACGACTGTGCCAGACACAAAGTTCAGGGGGGTTGTGCCGTCATACCCACGGATCACATTGGAAAGAACCCCGGAGCCAGCTGTGCGGGTGCGCACAGCCACGATTTCGACAGCTCCTGAAGAGTTCTGCAGCGTTACCTTAAACCAGCTGCTTGCGGACGGCAAAGAGCCTGAGCCTACGTTGGCTACAGGGAACAAGTCAGCCTTGGATGACTCAATGACGATGGATGTATCGGTATCGCTGATCCCGGCCACCAATAGCGCCCTAGCATTGTTTGCAAACTGTTGTGCCATCTATGACTCCTGCATTGGGCGCTATTGTACCGGGCGAGGCGTTACGCGCCAAGAACTTCCAAAGCATGAGCAATGTGCTTCTTACGGTCATCCAGTCCAATCGTCCCGCCGTTGATTTTTTTGGTCAGGCTTTCGATGTCGCCAGAATCAGCAAAAGCGTTGAGCTTTCCACGATTCCAGAACCAACCAGCTGTTAGCGCAGCGTACTGTGGCTGGGCCACAAGCTCAGGAGAATTGAGCAAGTCTACCCCCAAAGCCTCTGCTGCTTGGGAATAGTTGGCTTTGCCCGTTAGCTGAATAAGTCCTCGGCCCTTGTACTTGGCACCGTCACCAAACACTGTGTTGCCAAGATTCTTGCGTCCAAAATCACCGCCGTAGATGATATTGGCAATGGCATCTTGGTCAGCACGCTGCTTTATATCGTCACGGCGACCATACTTCTTGCAGTCCTCTTCACTTATACGAGAGCGGCTGAAGAGCTTCATAAGCGCGTCAGACTTGTAGTTCAAGTTTTCCTGCAGCACTTTGAAGTTACCGGACTCGTGTGCGCACTGGCCAATAAATGCGGCCATGCGCTCAGGCGTATTGATCTCAAAACGTGTAAACACCTCGTTGAGAGGGTCCAGCCAGTCAGCAAACAGACCTAGCTTTTGAACTTGTTCTGCTGTGATCATTTGGTTTCCTTATCTTGTTTGTTAGACTTCATGTCCATGATTTTCTCAAGGGTGCGGCCACCAAAGTAGAAGCTCATCACCAGCATGCCCCACTGCCCAAGCAACTCAACATACGACCTGTTTGTGTCGTAGTCGAACGCGCTCATCATGGCAAACGTAAAGTAACCCCCAAGGATCAGGAGCAGCGTCATGGGGCGGATGTTCTTGGACAGCCAAGAGTCCGACGACATGTCGGCTTTGAGCCGGTCTGTCAGGTTGTTCTGCTCAGTCTTGTACAGGTCGGTCTCGTTGGCCATACGAGCCAACTCGCCGTTTTCTTGCATCTGGGCCAGCTCTGCTTTGGCTTTTGCAGCGGCGGCAGGGTCTGGCAGGAATCGGTCGATCAGCTTACCGCCAATAGCGGCCAGCGGGTTCAGGTCACTTAGGTTCATCTGGTTCCTCTTTAGGTTGAATGGCGTTGGCTGCGTCAGACACAATGCGCTTGCCCATGATGCCACCGATACCGCCAACAATCAGCAGCACGATGTCGTTGAGCATCTTAGTGTACGCCTGATCTATTGGAGCCATTGCCTTGATTGGCTGCGTCACGAATGTCACTGAGTACAGCATAGCGCCCACAATAAACATCAGAATCAGCGTCACTGCAATAACAACAAAGGCCCAAATGCGGACCTGTATCTGTTCAGCGGACAGGCGTTGGCTCGGCGGCTGGTTTGGTTTGCTCAATTTGTTTCTCCAAGACAGGCGCAATCATGTATTCAGGGCAGGTCTGCGTAAACTGGCAGCGTGGCTTCTGACATTGCTCCTTTTGGAAGTTGTCAGGATTCTGGCAAAAGTACCTGTAGGACTCATCGCAGCCAACCAGAAACAGCAGAGGGATTAGTTTCCACATTTGACTTCCCGGCAGTAGTAGACGATCTCAAGGCCAACCCACATCAGGAGGACAAAGACAAACAATGCCAATGCAATGGCGGTCCACAATTCAAATGCAGCCTTGCGCTTCTTACGCAATTGGACAGCAGCATCAGCAGCCCTTCTGCGCTGTGCCTTGTCGTCTTCGTCCATTTGCTTGCGGCGACTAACAATCTTCTCCCACACATCCATGTTGTTAGGAAAGAACAACTGCTTGACCTGTTCTTCAAACTGACGGGCGTTCTCGATAGCCAGTTCCAGTTCAACAGCCTTACCCATGTTGGAGCCAGCAAAGCCACCCTTGTTGGCATCTTCAAGCACCTTGACAGCATCAGCCTTGGCATCAAAGTATTTACCCAACACCGGGCCGAGGCTGCGCACGTCATCGACGGTCTTGACGGCCTTCTTGACGAGATTGACTGCAGCGCTTACCGCCGCTAACGCGGTTAGTGGGTCCATTACTTCAGTACCTCGACTACTATCTTTGCTGTCCAGATAACGATGGCCATGATTAAAATCGCCGCGACAAAAGCCTCGGCGAAGTCTTTCATGACTTGTCGGCCTTGCCGTCCAGCTTGTCAAAAATCTGCTTCAGGATGGACTTGATCTCACTGATGTCAGACCTGTAGTCATCCTTGGCAACGTAGGTGTGGGGTAGCTCGTTAACCTTGTCTTCCAGCCGCTGAATCTGGCGCGTCAGGTTGTTGATGACATAGATCGCCAGAAAGCCAGCTACGGATACGACGAGGTTGAAAAGTTGTTGGTTGTCCATGTCACGACTCGGCTGAAAAGAACTTGGCTAATTTTACTCGGGTTGTGTGTCAGGTGGAAGGGGCGTGTTGCCTTCTTCCAACCACGCTAGGTACTCAACGTAGTCTTTGTTGGATGGGTCCATCGGGATGAAGGCGTTGTCAGCGATGCGCTTGATGCAGGCGGCTGGCTGGCCGTATTGATCAGGTTGAAGTTGATACATGATTAAAGCTCCGCTGCTGCCGACCAAGTACAAGCAAGCTCATTGCTTGAACCCCTAGATACACCAAACGACTCATTTTCTGCCCACTCAGTTGAACCCGGAAGATACCCACGAGCGCCTGCCGTCCCATAGCTCATTGTTGGGCCTGATCGTTTTGTAACTTTAAAAATCGTGGCAATAGAAATACCCGAAGCTGATGCACCACCAATATAAGTCTTTAGAGACCCAACTTCGTAATACCGCTGGCACATCATCAATTCACGCCCGTAATCCCTGCGGTCAAATGTGGACGCAACAGTACCGGCTTCCAGTTGGACTTGTGAGAGCATAAAGCCATCGCCGCTAACATGGGAGCCAAGGATAAACTCAAGCGAAAGAGAACCGAAAGTGGATGGCAATGTTCTGGTCACTGTGTAACGTGTCCAAGTGGTTGTCAACGTCACAGCAGTGTCGCTGTTGCTGCCTGCAAAAATACAAGCCCCATCAACACCAGCAATCGTTCTGGTGCGAACAGTTAGTGCAGTAGAGCCAGCGTTTGAATTAACTGAACGCGCCATAAACGAAATGGTCACAGTTGTGTTCTGCAAATCCAAGCAGTTCATGAACTCAATTTGCTGGCCCATTTGCATAAACGCATTCGATGCGCTTGCAACAAACTTCCACGCATAGCGGCTGCCTGTCGGGATGCTTGATGTCTCTTGGCTAACAGTCCCGCCAGTGGCAAACGCAGACACCCATCGATCTGCTAGGTAAGTATTTCCAGTCGTAGTCGTGCTTGTACCACGCTGCCAGATGTCCATCCCGCCGTTGATGATGCGGTTTTTGAACCCCGTGTACTGGGCGTACGGACCAAGCAGACCCTGATCGACAGTTGTCAGTGCCATTATGTGTTCTCCTCGTCAGCAGCCAGTGGCGTGTTGCCCTCGTCCAGCCATTTCATGTACTGCTGGTAGTCTGTGTTGGCCGGGTCAAATGGGATGAAGGCGTTGTCGGATAGGCGCTTGATCGCCAAAAGCAGCTCGGATTTTTGTCTTGGGTTGGCCAGCAGTTGGTACATTTATAACTCCGCACTTGAGGTGAAGTGAAAATAAGATTCGTTTGCTTGGTTTATGGCGGAAAGCGATTGACTAATGTTCCACAAACTTTCAGATGTGTAAGTTACGCCTGCAGATACGTTGCCTGCCCCGCCAGTACCTTTATATACCCATGCAAACCCAGATGAGCCGTTGTTTGGGGAATAAATAACCACTGTTGGCGATGCTCGCTTCTGAACAACAAATCTCAAACTTACGGAAGTGGTCTGGTCATCGCTTGCAATAAAGTTTACTGCGTTGGGCTTGCTTGTGCCCCAAGGGTATTGCTCGCCAAAGTTATATCCTGCGGGGTATCCGGGAGGGTAGCTGGTTTCGTAGTACCGCTGGCACAACGCAAACTCACGCCCGTAGTCCCTGCGCTCAAACGGGGAAGCAACGCTGCCAGCTTCAAGCTGTACGCCTGTGATCTGCCAAGTAGCGTTAAGCGTCCCAATGACAGAGGTTGCTCCGGTGCTTGTGATGTAATTATTTGAAGACCAAGACCCGGCAGTACCACTATAGGTCGAGCCAACACCAAGACCGAAAGAAAGTCTAATCCCGGCGTCTGTGGTAGTTGCCCATGTACCGCTGGTATCCCCCGCAATCGTTACAGTTTTTTGCTCCCAAGTGTTTGCCGCACTGATTGCGTAAGTAAACGGGTAAGACCTGTTGTATCCGTTGTTTCTTAAAGAGCCGCCAAATGTTCCGGTCAAGCTAGATTTGACCCAGAAAGAAATCGTGATTGTTTGAGCGGATGCACTGCCCCATGCCAAATCAGATGTGTTGTACCCCTCAATGAACTGAGAAGTAGATGCGTACTGTGTAGCAGCCAAACTTGCATCAGCGGTAGTGGTCGTAAATTTAAGCGAGTTAACAAACCCAGTCGGTGCATCAGCCACTTGTTGAGCTGTCATGGCCCCATCAGTATCTTCAACCCCAGCCCAGCGATCAACCAAGTATTGGTTTGTGAAGGTCACACTCGCGCCAGCATTACGCTGGTCAATCCGCATGTCACCGTTGATGATGCGGTTGCGCCATGAGACGTTGGTTGATCCGCTTTGCGCGATATTGACTGCGTTAGTCATTTAACTGCTCCTGTGTTGGTCGTGCCAGTGTGGGGTGATCCCACGCAGCAATGTAGTCGCCACGGCCATCGCTGTCGTTTTGCAATCGGACGACGGTTAAGAAGTCACGGTCTGTGAGTTCGGGGTACAGGGCTTTGATTTTTTCGTACAAGGTCATGTTGCGCTCCGTGCCAAATGTGCTTCAAATGTATTGCCAGTAGTAGCGCCACCTATTAAGTTTCCAGCAACGCCAATAAGAGCATAGCCTTCAATATAATCTGTACTTCCATTGCAATAAACCAACGACGTTATAGACATAGTGTGATTATTGTTTGAATACGCAAAATATCCATCAAACTGCGCCTCTTTGTAATTAGAGCCATTTTTGTATATGTAAATAGTTTTGGCAAAAGATGCTTGGCTTGTTCCAGTATAAATTTTAGCCATCACCGTAACCAGATAATATCCAGCCACGGTTGGCGTAAATCTATTATTTGTAGTATCAAAGTTGCTGTTCGTATCAAAAACCTCGGTGTTATAAGCAATTTTTGTTGCCGTGTTTGCTGATAAACCGGGGTTGCCAGAAAAGTAAGCACTAAACGCAGGGCCGGTACCGGCTACGTTTGTAGCCAAGTCAGCCTGCACCACCGCGCCCGGTGCAATCTTTGCTGTAGTCACCGAGTTGTCGGCTAAGTACGTGGTGTTCACCGCGCCCGCCGTGGCAGAGATGGCGTTCAGCACCGAGCTGACGTAGAAGCTCTCGGTCACCACAGAGTCGCCCAAAGTGGCGGCGTTGACTAAAACAACCGTGGTTCCGTTTGTGGCCGTGTAGTCGGCAGCGGCCAAGCGCACGCCGTTGCGGTAGACGTCGATGTAGCCCACCGTGTATGACGGCACGCTGAATGTGGTCTGGCCTGCGGTCGCTGTGAAGTCGGTCACAGTGCGGTAGGCCGTTGTCGTCACGCCGCTGGCAGGGATGCCCATATAGCGCACCGAGATGTTGCTTGTTCCTGTCGGCGGAGCTTGGCTGAACGTCAGGGTGGTGCCCGACACAGAGTAGGTTGATGGGTCTTGCAGTACGCCTGTGATGGCGACAATGACGGATGTGGCCGTGGCCGGAGCCACCTGCATGGTGAACGCAACCGTTGAGCCGTTACCCGAGAACGTGTCCGTTACAAAAGCTGCTGTGGTTGGCTCTGCGCCGATATAGCTCATGGAGTCTCCTCTGCTGGCTCAGGCGTGTTGCCCTCGTCCAGCCATTGTAGGTATTCAACAGCAGTCACCAAACAAGATTCTTGGCGGCCATCGGGCCATTCACGCCAAACAACTTGAGTTTGTTGCATAAAAGTGAGCGGCAAAAGTTTCCAAACTGGTGTTGTCATAACTCACATCCCGTAAATTGAATAATGCCCGTGGAGTTAGTTGAATAGAGAAAAAGAGGCAGACCGGCTGAGTATGTTGAACCAGAAGTATTTAAGAAAAAATTGCAGCCATCCAATGACGCGTTGGTAAAACCAATAGAAGTACCCGCTCCCCCAGAAGCCTGAGTTGTTGCCCCGAAAGAAGATGCGCTATTTACCGTAACGCCAGTTGGGGGCACTCTTGTTGTGACTTTGAACGGGTAAAAAAGATTGGCTTGCGTTGCGGTTTGGGCGTAGCCCATACAATAGTATGCGCCATTAGAGGTTGCAATAATAGTAGGCAGGTACCTCTGGCACATCATCAACTCACTCCCGTAATCCCTGCGGTCAAACGAAGTGGCTGTGGTGCCAGCTTCAAGTTGAACACCGGTGATGTAGAAGGTGGCTCCGTTTGTGCCGACAACAGATGTTGCGCCTGTAACAGATCGAAAGTTTCCTGCGGCCCATGCACCTGCCGTACCGCTTTGAGTTGACCCGGTTCCAAGGCTGAAAAACAAACGGATGCCAACACCGCTATCTGTCAACCAAGTTCCTGTTGTGTCGCCGGGAATGGTAATTGTCTCCAACTCCCATGTGTTGGCAGCAGAGACTGTGTAGGAAAACGGATAAGACCTATCGCTGGCGCTGTTTTGAACCGATCCACCAAAAGTACCAGTCAAACTTGAGTAAACCCAGAAAGACAATCTAACAGTGGCGGCTGAAGCTGTGCCCCAAGCCAAGTCAGATACGTTAAGACCTTCAAGTCGTTGACCCACGTTAAACGCATCCGCAGCCACAACGGAGTAAGCCGATAAAGAAGTGCAGCCTAAGTATTTTGTAAACCCGGACGGGGGCGTAACTGCTCCAGCACTTTGGCCAATCTTGAACTTTCCTGTTTGCGATGATTGAACAATCCAACGGTCAAGGTAATAGCTTCCAGAAACAGCAGGGTTAATCTCTGCACCAGCATTACGCTGGTCAATCCGCATGTCACCGTTGATGATGCGGTTCTTAAAGCCGTACCCCAGCGCCGAGATGGATGAGGTGTCAATTTTACTGAGTGCCATTATTTGTTCTCCAGTGCTATGACTCGGGCTGTCAAAGCGGTGATGATGGCTTGCTGTTCTTGGATGGCTGCGGTCAGTGTGGCAACCAAGAAGCTGGTGTCGATGCCTTGGTAGACAGGATTACCTTCAGCGTCTACTGCGTCTTTTTCCCCCACAACGGCGTCAGGCACAACGGCTTGCAACTCATGGGCAATAAAACCTTCACCAACAGATTCGTCAGCGTTCCACTTGTAGGTGACAGGCTTGAGCGCAGCGACACGGACCAACGCGCTAGTCATGGGGGCGATGTCATGTTTTAAGCGGTAGTCGGAAGAAGTGCTGTATGTGGTCGCACTGCCGTTGGTGCTGATATTTCCTACGTTGCCGTTGCCGTTGTAAAAACGCCCGTGGATTACCGTGGTTGTTGGCCCTGTTTCACTCACAAAGCCAGCGATGGAAGCTGTTGCATCAAGCCCCAAGCGAGTTTGACCAGACACTGCGATGGTTCGGCCAATAAGCAAAGTACCGCTGGAGTCAAAGCGACCAATCTCAGTTCCCGCTCTTGTCCAGATGTGCGCCCAAGCATCGTATTGAGCATTGGCCCAGTTACCACCGCCGCTGTTTACTGCGCGAAAGACTTTTGCAGTGGTAGAACCGTCAACTGTTCCCGCATCAAAAGTGCGAATCTGAAACGCATAGTTTGCAGTACTTATGGCAATTTGAATATCTGCTCTTGAACCAGAATAAGGCGAACTCGTCCCAATACCCACGTTACCGTTGGCATCTTTAACCAAGCCGCCATTACCCACGTTCAGTGTGTCGGTGGAAGCGTTACCGAGAATGGTGTTGCCTGTCGTAGTGAAGTCCGTGATGGGGCCAAAGCTGCTCGATGTCACAGTGCCCTGACCCGGCTGAATCACCTGAGTGATTGGGCTGGTGTAGTACACGTAGATGTTGTTCGTGCCAGACGACGGTGCGCCTGTGAATGTGATCGTGTTGTTTAGGACCGTGTACGCATCAGTGGGGTTCTGAGCCACGTTGTTGACCACCACCTGCACCTGCGCAACCGAGGCGACAGGGCGGGATAGCGTAAACGCGACCGTGGAACCGTTGCCGCTGAAGTAATCGATGGCTGGCGTGAACGCCTGCGTGGTGTTGGTGTTGCCTACGTAAGACATGCTCTACCCTTACGTGATGTTGAGGACAGATGTGATGACGTCTGCCGAGGCGGCTGTGGAGGAGATGACCTTCAGAACATCGTTCGTCACCAGCACGGTTTTTTGGTCCCCACCGACAACCACCAGCGTGCCTCCCACAGGGACTGTGGCATCCTTGATGAGGTAGTAGTCCACAGCAGACGCCGTGATGAATGCACTGACTGTGATCGGTGAAGTAGTGGTGTTGGCCAAAGACAGGCCGATGATGGTGGTCTGCGTGGAGGACCCAACCGTGACAACCGTGGCAGCCGATGTGCCTACGCTCTTGTTCAAATATCTGGTGAAGGTGTTTGCCATGATTTACCCCAATGCGATTGCCATCGCCACCGCCGTACCAGCAGGGTCAGCGTATGTTGTGTAGTTGCTTGCGTCCAGCACTGTGTTGCCACTGTTTGCCGTCAGCGTCGTGAATGCGCCAGTATTGGGCGTCGTAGCACCGACTGTTCCGTTGATGTTGATGGATGCAGTGCCAGTGAGGTTGGTGACTGTGCCAGACGCAGGGGTGCCAAGGGCACCACCATCTTGGTACTTGTCAGAGTTAAGGTTGCTAAAGTTAGCGTCGACCTCATTGTTGGTCAAGGGCGAACCCTTGACACTTCGCAACACAACTGTACTCATACTTCCCCCTTTGGCCTAAACGCCAGTGCGTAAATTATGAGACCGTGATGGCCCAAGTAACGCTCATGGCATCATCTACACCCTTGTTGACAACGGCGAATACTGTGCGGCACAGCATTGTGCCGGAGCTGGAGGCGTTGAACACACCAGCTTCGACAACCGCGCCAGTGGCTGTGCCAGCTGGAAAAGATGCAGTGTACGTCACGACCGCGCCAGACGCAGTGTCTGAAGCCAAAGCCACACGCCCGAGCTCAGAACCAAGCGCAGTGTCTCCAATAGCTGCGGCAGTGTTAGACGCGCCAAGGGCCATGTGACTCATCTCAGTAGGCGTTCCAACCATGCGAGCCGCGATGAACTGCTTGCCAGTGGTGACAACCAAGTTTTTGATTTCGCGCTGGTCTTTGATTTGGCCGTCTGCGCCGGTTACGACGATGCGCACTTGGCCGGTGATTTTGATCTGATCGTTAAGCATGAAAAGCTCCTATGAAAAGGTTCTGGACGCGCCGACATAATCTTCGGCGAAGTAACTGAAGTCGCAGTAGCCTTGCGAAATCAAGGAGCCCGCGTCTGAGGCTCCAATCATATCGCTAACGCCCTTTTGCGGGGTAAGAATCTTTGCGTCTTGGACAGACACAACGTTGGACACACCCTTGGTAAAGGCAAAAACCGCCCCATCACCCAAGTCGAACGAGTCGTTCATGGCCACGCCATCAACTAAAGACTTTATGAACGCTCGTGTTGTCGTCTCGCTGAACGTCACTGCGTCTGCAAGTGGCTTGTCAACTGCGAAAGTGGTGGCTTCAGTGAACGACACAGAGTCAGCAAATGTGCGGATAAACACCAGCGTGGCAACGAACACTTCAGTAAAGCTGACAGAATCTTGCAGCGCTTTGACGGTTTCTAGCGTCAAGACATCGACTGTCGTCGCAACACTTACAGCGTCTGCAAATTGTTTGGATACGGCAAGCGCGACAGCGTCACTTACAACAACGATCTCCGGTACGTACCGGAACCGCCCTGTGGTATCTAAGAAGGCGTCTGCGTTCAGCAGAATATAGGCAACCTCAGCTGCTGGAATTACCGCACTTTGTGTTGCTCTGGCGTCCACATAGCTTACGCTTACTCGCGGCTTTACAGCACGCAGAGAAGACGTTGTGGTGTTGCCGGTGACACGAATGGCCATCAGAAGTCCTCACGCACCTTGAAGCGCAGCGTGTCATACACGGTCTGAATCTGACTGTCGGCAAACGTGATCTCGATTTCACCCTCGTAGTCGCCCGGAGCGCCTTGAAGCATCTCTGGTGCTGATGCAGGGTAGAAAGCAACTTGCCCAGCAGCGCCATTGGTGATAGCTCCAGTTACGGTCGCAGTCAACGCAGTCGCACCGGCAGCACGAAATTTTAAGACAACCGTGGCCCCCGTGATGTCAATAGGTGCATTGGTTGTGTCGTCTGTGATGGTGCAGACGAGTGCAGGGCGTGTATCACCTTGCACCAGTTTGATCTTTTCAGTCATCGTCGTTCCTTATGCTGCTGGGCGCTGGCGCACCATCAATCTGACGCCGCGAAAATCACGTACCCGGGCAGTCGTGATCGCCCGTTCGTAGGTAGCCTTCTGGGAAGTAGCCATAGCCACATCGGTCCACTCTTTGTTGGGAATCATGGCCAATCGTGCGACAACACCACTCACAAGCGTGTCGGCCCAAGTCTCGTAAATCCAATCCTCTACACCTGTACCAGAGCGGCTAGGCTTGAGAACGGCGTATACCTTGAGCGTTGTACGCTCTTCAGGTGTGGGAAAAATGCGGATGCTCTGATCGGCCTGAACCCAGTACTCCCGGGGCTCGCCGACCTCAGACAACTTCTCAGCGCCGATCAAGCGCAGGTCAGAACGCGTCAGCGGGGCTTCGTTGTACACGACAGAGATGACGTCCTCAACCACAGCATCAGAGTCCAAGTCGTACTCTGTGACGTTAGAAGCCACGTAGATCGCGTCAATCTGCTCGCGCCACAGATAGGAACGGGCGAAGAAGTCCGAGGCGACAATGCCAAGATACTCCTTCATCGTCTCGTTTGGGCATCCGCTGAGGTGTGGCGACAGCAGAGGAAGAAAGTCGTCCCATGTTTTTGCCATTACGCAACTCCCGGCTGCGAGGCAGCGTCAACTTGTTGTTTAATGCCCAGAGCGTTCTGGAAGGCTTGGTAGTGAGCCACGGCCCGCTGCGTCATGGCTGTCTGCTCAGCGTCCTTGCTGAAGGCACGGTACAGCATGTAGTCAAACAACGCAGTGGCAAAAATGTCGTCAATGCGAATTGTCTCTGACGTAGTGGGGTTCAACAGCTGGGCGTCAGACAGGGTGTGTTCTGCTGGCAGCACGGAGTAAATCACTTCAAGACGTGCTGCTGTTGTAGCTGGTGGGTACACCAGAAACTGTTTTGGGGTACGCGGGTCAAACATGTAAAGCTCGACGCTGGCGCTTGGTGTGTCCGCGTACCATGAGCGTCGCTGTGTGTCGAGGCTCTTGCGATCAGTTAACCTGACGCTGTATTTGTTCGATGTAGTAGCGAGGTTGCGCACAACCTCAACAAGCCGGATGGCGTTGGGGAAGCTGCCTGTAAGAACCTGACGTGCGCCAGCCACGCAGGTGTACTCGGCTGTCTGCGTATTGGCGTCTGGGCGCAGCCCAATCGTTTCCTTGTACGCATCATTGAGCCAGTACTGCAGCTCGGCAACGGTCCACCGCACAGAGTCTTCATCCTGCAAGAGCGTCTGTGCTCTTACAATCAGGTCAACAACTTTTACGGTGGCCATGGTCTACCTCACAGTTCAGGCGCTACATCGCCCGATTCTACCGCAGCAGGAGCTTCAGTGGTAGGGGCTTCTGTGGTGGGTTCAGTCTCAGCCACCGGTTCGGCAGCCTTCTTGGCGCGTTTAGGCTTGGCTGCAGTCTCTTCAGCAGCTGCATTGGAATGCGCATTGGCCAACTCTTGGCCCTCATCGGTGTACACCCAGTCATCGCCAGTCAAGCGGGCAAGGATAACGATCTTGCCGCCAACCATAGCGCGGGCTTTGTTGGACAGGATTTCACCGCCAAGGCGGTCGAGAAGGTCATGGACGTTCATTCAATACTCCGTAAAATGTAAAAGGGGCTCCGAAGAGCCCCTTTATTGTGCCACCGATCAGGCGCTGAGAACAGCGCCCCAGTTTTCGCTGCCCAAGCTGATGTAAGCACCAGACATGTTAGCGGCCAAGGCTTTGGCTGCGTTGGCAGAACCACCGTTGATCGTGCCGCCAGTAGCTGGGTACACGTTCAAAGCAGCAGCGGAAATGTTCACGATGTGAACAATGTCACCAACAGGGCGCTCAGCAGGCAGCTTGACGCCGTCGCTGGCATTGCCAGTGGTAACGACGTTCACAGCGCCGGTCAGTGCAGTAGCACCGGCTTGAGTTTGGGTTGTGCCAGCGGTGGCTGTTTGGTAGCCGCCAATGCTGCGAGCAAATTGAGTAGACATGAGAATCTCCAGAAATTAGGGAAAAAGAAAGGGCCCCCGAAGGGGCCCAGTTCATCAGCTGGCGGAGCCGACTTGAGCAACGACCAGAGCTTCTGGCTTGACAGTCTTGCGACCATACACAGCCAAACCACGGACGATGTCGCCGAAGTCAGTCTGGTTACGCAGAGGCTCAGTCTTGTTCACGGTCATGGCGAAAGACATTGCTGCCTTGGTGCCAGCGACCATGGTACGACGGGCCTTGGCGCTAGACACGGTACCGCCAGTGGCGGGATCGGTCAAACCAGCAACCAGTGCCTTGCCAGCAGCGCCGCGAGGCAGCAAGTTGGACACGTACACAGTGAAGCGGTCCAACATACCGATCTTGCCGCTACGGATGGTCGACTGAGCGTCACCAGTAAAGTAGGCTTGAGCGATGTTGGATTGCATCAACAGGTGACGGTCAAAGGGGCTGATAATCAACCAGCGACCATCTTCAGGCACGTTTTGCTCGTCCAGCACTGTAGACATGCGCAGGATACCCTTCAGCACGTTTTCAGGAGTTGCTTGGTCGATAGGAGCTGTGTCTGTGCCCAAGTTGTAGGCAGCAGAGATAGCACCAGCAGTAGCGCCTTCGTTGGCAGCGGCAGGGCCTTCAGTAACCATGTTGTTGAAGAACACTTCGTTTTCGATAGCGATCTTCAACTGCTTGGCGGCGTCTTCGGTGAACATGTTCATCAAGTTCATGTCGGACTGATAGGCCAACACGTCGTTGACTTGCACGCCA